CTTATAATACTTCTGACTAGGTTTAACGTACTCTGGCACATCAGCATCTGACAAACGAGATGGTCCTAACTTTCCTGATACTTCTTTATCAGCTTCTAAATGACCTGTAAAAAACAAATAGTCCTTAATGTCCTGCATCGCGTTCATAGATACTTTAGGATCGATCTTACGGGCTTCATCTACAATCTCTGTAAACAGATTTACTTTGCCGCCCTTGCTAACAGCCTTGCCCATCGCCTGTTTAAATGTATTAACGTCGCTGCGTACAATCACTGCTCCTCTTGCTTTTCGTGAAGCCTCGCCTCTGTTTGGTTCTACAGTCTCTCCACCCGGACGGGGTGTGCTACCCTCTGCCGCTTGCATAGCATTAAAGTTGTCGTATTCTATACCAGTTTTAGGCGAAACAACTTTATTAGCTAAGGGAGGGGCATCATCTGATGGGACGCTTTGACCCTCATAGAATCGTCTTTTATTTTCTCTAGTCTGCTGTTCTATAGGTTTTGCATTGTCAACTATTGCAGGTAAGTTAGCACTAACATATGCAGGAAGCTTAAAGTTCTTTACTTCATCAATACCTTTTTGACTTAATTTTAATTTATACGGTATAGTTTTAGTAGGATGATATATTAGTTTTCCATCTTTATCTCTGCCAATAACTGCAGGAACACCGCCTGTTTCTTTTATAGCTAATATTTCTTTACCTTTACTAGAGCGTTTATTTCGACTATCTTTATCAAGGCTATTAAATTCTTTATCTAGCTCTTTTAAATCTGGATCAGCATCCTCTAGATAACCTGCCTCATACAAAAGATTCTCGTATGCTCTCGCTTCAGTTATACGTCTTTCTATACTCGTTATACCGTCAGGAAAAGCCTCATCTAGCCTTCCAATAAACTCTTTTGCAGCATCTACTCCTTGAGTTTTAACAAGGTGTTTTTCATATTTATCTATAGTATTTGTTAAATCTGTAAGAGCGCCTTGTAGACCTCTGCCCGTTCTCTCCATGTTCTTTAAAAGAGTGTTTGCTCCGTCCGCTGTTAAGGATATGGGGTTTCTAACTCCTAACTTTTTTATCTCAGCTTCAGGCAGATTAGTTACAATACTTTGTAGCTGCTTGCCCGGCCCTACACCAGCTTTCCTTTCTGGAAAAGATGATCTTCCTGAACTATCAGCCATAATTAGTAACCAAACGTAGAGTCAAAAGGTTTAGGCTTTGCTTCTTTCATCTTATTCATCATAGAATTGATCGTTAGATGGCCTCTTGCACGCGTCATGCACATGTATCGCAAAGCATCGTAGGCGTGGTCATCTGCTTTCGTATCTACATCTTCAGGGTTTGTCTTTGACAGAGGTAGTCCTGAGAGAGTGCGTATCAGATGGGTACACGTAGAAAGTATCTTTATCTTTGGCTCGCCTGTAAAATCATCAACCCTTAACCGGCTGTGCAACTCTAGCTTACCCGCTATTCTGTTTCTATCAGAAGGAGTGAACCTAGCACCCCTACGAATAAGAGTTTCTGCAATGGAAGGACCGCTGCCCGTTCTGTTCCAGCAGGAAGCGTCAAGCACAGAGTAATACATGCCGGGATCATCCCCCTCTAGACTTACAATAACATTTGCCAGCATCTCTGCTGTTTGGCCCTTGCCGTAAAACTCCCTGTAAATCCACAGAGTATCATCCCAATCGACTGCACCCCACAGAACACATGAAGGGGCAGCATACCCATAATCCGCTGCGCGGACGCGCAACCAGTTAGCAGGTATTTGCGTCTGAGAGGCTTCCACAACGTGTATGTTGCGGGAAAACTCTGGGAACGCCGCTCCCTCTGCGACATCCCAATCCCCATCTAGAAGCCTCCTTCGTTCGACTTCTGGGAGCGACCTCAACATGGCTTCATATTCACCAGTTTCAGCGAGGTAGGGGTTATCGGTCAATCGCGCCGGAATGAACTTACGAAGAAAAAGCGGCTGACCTGCTTTACCGTTAGTTGCTGTATCAGGCCACAAAAGTGCGTTACCTGTATCAACATCAGTAGCTGCAAAAGGTGCGTTAGGTGGTGCAGGGTCAATGTACATCTTCTTGACCCACCAGCCACCTACCCCTCCGGGGTTTCCTGTGCAGCGCATGTACGCATTAATTCCAGAATCAGTAGTACGAAGTCTAGAACGCAGATATTCCCACACATAGGGTGTTGGGTAGTGCGTAATCTCGTCAATACCAATCCATGTAAAAGCCTGTCCTTGGTAGCGTGTTACGTCCTTGTCCTTGTCGAGGTAGGAGAACCATGCCGTAGCCCCTGACGGGAATTGCCACATTGCTTTTGATTCACGGAAGATAGCGCCGGGAAAGGCTTTTGGATATAATTGTTTGCTCTTGTCAACCAGTTCTGTAAGCTCGTCCAGTGTGCGACGAATAATAAGGGCGCGATGATTGGGGTTGCTACAGTAGCGAAGAAGATCAGCAAGCAGAGCATAAGACTTCCCCCCACCAGCAGCGCCGCCATAAAACACATCCCTCTCAGGACTTGCCAAAAAGTCCGTTTGTGGCCCTGAGTTGGGCTTGAAGATAACTTCCGCTTCATCCTCTACTAGCTCCTTTACGGGCTTAGGTACATTCTGTAGTGTATTATCTTCAATTACTCTAGCACCATTAGGACTAAACAGAGCCTGTTCGACCTTTTTGATGTTGTCTTTCTTTTCCTTGGCGTTAGAAGCTTTCTTCTGCGCCTTCTTCTTAGCCCTGTCTGCATTACGAACGGCGGCTGCAGAGGCTCTTCTAGCCCTCTCTTTTGCGGAGGTGCGGTAGTTGCCCTTTTGACCCTCGGCTAACTTGGGGCGACCTCTACGCTTTACAGGCTCTTCTCTTACATCGGCTTTATCAACCAAAGGCAGGGGGCTTTCGTCTAATACTTTTCTTATGCCTTCGCTCTGGTGATCTAAATCGTCCAAGTGTTTTACCTTTGTGAAATACTATTTTGGTATTTCCTGCTGTCTTTTTCTTTTTTACTGCCATTATTTTAGTCGTGGTTTCCTTGGGGCGTTGGAGTATTGTTTAACGTGTCCACCTTTTGCAAACTTTAATCTTACATTTCCCCCAACATATCCTTCACCACTTGGATAGCGTTTGGCTTCGACACCCGCTGTCCCTCTTGCTCTTCCAAACCCAACAGGTGTTTTATATCCCACCCCTACAGTGGGTCGTCCTCCGCGCCTCACCTCATCAAAATTCATGTCCCTAAAATTAAGATCGAGGTTTAGTCCCTCTGGTAACTGGCGATTAATAAGTTTCTCACCTTCTTGTACAACCCTTGAAAATGCAGCCCTAGACGCTTTATCTTTTAACGCCTCTAGGCTGTATTTATCAGGATCAAGAGCATAATCTGCAGCTATATAAGCAGCACCCATAGCACCCTTTGCTAATTGTGCGTTACTGACATCTCTTTGTATATCTGGATCAGCAATACCAAGATCACGGGAACGAGCAGTAAAGGCTGTTTCTTTGCCTCTCTCTGATCTATCAATATGAGACTTTAGTCCATCCCTGATTGTTGTTATTGCTCTTTTTAAATCATCAGCCATTTTGTACGATCTGGTTCTCTTTGATTAGCCCACGATCTATTGCGTAGGCTCTAGCAACAAAATCTTCTGCAGTCCTTACTTCAACTCTCTTATAGTACTTGCCCTTGTCATGTGCATAGCAAAGGCGACTAAACGGTGTTTGAGTGCGTGTGAAGAAAATGTGTACAGAGATTTTATTCATTGTTTATGATAATAGGGTCTACTTGCCCCGCCTTTGAGGGAAGAAGAACAACGCCATGCAGGGCAGTAACATTGTGTTCAACCTTGTCATGTTTGCCCACTCCTACTCGATTAAGAATAGATTCCGCTGCTTTTATACGCTGTTCAGCGCGGGGGATTGTTCCATCATCGTCTAGTGCCTGTACAAGACCCGCTGCTGCTTTTACTGAATTAGCGGCTAACATGTTCTTTGCACGTTCTACTATTTCATCTGCAAGGGAGTTCATAACCGCTTTGCCAGTAGTTTCGGAGTATCCGGCTACGCGCAGTGCTGCAGCGTTATTGCCGCCATTGTCCATGAGAGCATCCAAGTAGGATGATTGCATCTCGGTTAGCTCTCGTTTCTTCTTTTTCTGT